TTACCAAAAGACCTCCTGGATTATTTTGGCGATGATCAGCCAGGCGATGACGCCCATGATACGACCGAATGAGTAATAGTGATATTCCTTTGCAATGGCTTCACTTGCAGAGTCACCCTCTTTCTCTGGAAGTTTCCAATAGGGACCGAAGCGTGCAGGGAAGGGGCATAGGATCTCACAAAGTCCAATAACGAAGGCGTGGAGCTCCTCGGGTGTGTCCATAAACTCTCGCCAGGGGATTTTCATTTCTTCTCCTGTAGTTTCCAGCAGAGCAAGGCGAGGGGATACAGGGGCAAAAGCAGGATACATAGCAATGAGAAGCCTATATCTGTAATTGCCAGCCAGACATCAAACTTGAAGATTTCCCAATCTGTCATTGTGTAGCTCCTCATTTTACTTACACGATCCCCTTTGTCCGCCGGTGCGGCTTCCGGAGCCTGCGCCTGGCGCTCCTGGATTCCCACCGCCTCGTCCGTCCCGGGGGCCTCTAGCTCCCGCCGGTGGGCCTGTTCCGTCACGTTTTGGCATTGTTATTACCTCCTTTCTGAGATTCTTCCCCTTCGCTTCGTTCAGGGTCAGAATGACATGAGCGGATGCGCTTGACTGTTCTCTCGCCCCACCATTCCAGGATAACGACGCCAGCCATGGCCAGGAACCACTCCGGAGCGTCAATGCGCTCCACGACGACCTGGGCAATGACGGCGGCAAAGATGATGGTTACAATGGGGCGGGTAGCTTTTCTAAAGATGTCTCCAATGTCTAACATAAATCAAACCTCAAAAGTTAAAAATCAAAATGACAACTCAAAATGCAAAACTTTGTTCTCTGTTCTCTTTGTTCTTTGTTCATTGCTTTCCCCCTCCCCTCCCCCCGCTTAAGCTTAAGCTTAAGCGCTTATACTTATACTTAGTACTAGTAGATATATGTTTATTAGCACTTACGCTTAAGCTTCCGTTAAGCAGTGTGATTTTTGTGTTTTTAGTGATCATGGACTTTGCTCGTTCGTAGCGCGCTCTGAGAGGCTCTAATTTGCCCCTGTTTTTCTTTTTATGGCTTGTTACACTCATTGGTCTTTCTCCCGCCACCTTCCAGTGGCCAGACAAGGACTCCGATGGCATTTATGAGAGTTTGTGAATCGCCATGTGTGTATATCCATCTCCTTCAACAAGACTGGTATCAGCGCCGAAGGTGTGGCGGGCATACAGCTCTATGTAGTCATTGGCCGCCAGATATACAATCTGACTGGCGCAGATGATGATGGCGTTGGTTGTGGCGGTTTGGGCCTGGTTGGCCCTGGCGATTATGGCGCCATTCTTATAGATGGCCAAAAGGACTTCGTGGTCTGCCACGTAGCTATCCCATGCCAGGGAAGCTGATATGAGGTAGTAGCCGGCTTCCGTTGCCGTGAATTTGTGATTGGCAGTGTCGAACTCGCCCAGGCTATCAAATATCTCCGTGTTAAGGTTGACCTTGGTATAGGTGGCGGTGGTTATGCTCTGGCTGCTGCCTAAGTAAGCCCGGCATCTTGAAGCTGTGCCTGGCCCTGCAGGCGCTGCATAAGCTGGGTCAGATCCCGCTCCCTGTGCTGTCAGGACATGGCCGGCAGTGCCCGCTGGTAACCGAGGCATACCGAAACGCTCTGATGTGATCTCGCTGGCCTTGGTAGTCTTGGCGTGGTGAGCGGAGGCGTCCCCCTTATGGGCGGTTATCTTGGCGTCCACCTCGGCCTCGGTGGACCCGGGGCTGCCCGACGGCCAGGTGGCCACTACGCAAGCGTCCTTGGGGTTGTCGCCTGGGATGGCTACCAGGACGTAATTTCCGATCACCATAGCAGTCGACACAATAGAGACAGAGACGGCGATGGCGTCCATATAGGTCGTCAAGCTCCCTGCGAACTGGACGCCCGCCTTGTATGTTCCGCTGTCGAAGGTCTTTAAGACGCCGACTTCTAACATAAATCAAACCTCAAACCTCAAAAATCAAAATGACAACTCAAAAATGCAAAACCTTTGACTTTTGCTCTGGTGGGTCGTACTCCGGTGGCTCGTAGAAGATGGAGCAGGAGTTTGGGTTATGCTCGCAATCCCATTCTTCACATTCGTAACACGCCTTTCCCATGGGATTGCTGACGCCGTCCCAATAGTCCAGTTGCTCATCGCTATATGGACAACTCAATTCATTCCTCCTTTCATTCGGTGTAGATCTCCTTTGAGATTACTCGGTTAGCGAATTGTTTAAGCTTCTTCTCGTAGCGGTCGAGCCTCTGCTGTCCCCACTCCAAGAAGTTTATGGTGGCATGTCTGCCTGCGATGGTAGCTCTGTCCACGGTGTAAACGGATGCCGAGGTGGCCAGGTAGCCTGTAGCTCCCAGGACGATGAGCTCTTCGTGCTGCTGCGGGAGAGCGGAGATGCGGCATGTCCAGGTGGCCGTGTTGTCGGCCACAGTATCACCCTCAGTTGTTGGCCAGGTGGGCTCGCCGGCTGCGGAAGTGCCCGCGGTTGTGCACTCATACCAGAAGCCGTTGCTTGTGGTGGGGACGACGATGTCTCCCAGGGCGTAAGCCGTGCTGGCTACCCAGGCGGTGGCTCCGAGTAGGGTGTGCCACTTGTGCCACCTGACACGGGCTTTCTTCGTGCCGTCTCCCTCGTCTGCCATATAGAGCTTGCCTCCCCAAAATGAGAAGCGCTGATAATAAAGCGTGGCTAAGTCCATGGGATATTCCACGGAGACAATCCCTAACAGCTCTGAAAGGCTGGAGATGTCGAGCTCCTTATCGTCGGCGGTGGTGGTGATTTCGTCTTCTTCCTCCAGGGGACTCGCCAGGGAAAACTCCCTGACTACCCGCTCGATGGCTCCGTCCACCTGGTCGTTGGTCCAACGGTAGTTAGCGGCGTCCTCGTCCTGGAGATCCTCACGGACCCGATTTCTCATTGTTGTTAAGTCCATTTTTTCTCCTTAAAGGTGGCCCTCGTCCACGCCACCCCTTATCTGGCGAGGGGCGTCAGGTTCATAATTTCACCCCCTCCTTTCCATAAATCAAAACTCAAACATCAAAAATCAAAATGACAAATCAAAAATGCAAAACCTTGTTCATTGCTAAGGCAATGCCCCGCTTCTTAGCAGCCTGCGAACAAGCCTTTTGAGAAATACCTTAGCGTTGGCGAGACTGGTAATAGCGTCAATAAGGTCTTCTGCCTTCCGCATAGCCTCTTGCTCTTGCTCCTCGGCGAGCTCCTCGTCGGAGACTTCTACACAACCTCCCTCACCGATGTAAACTCCGTTTTTATAAACCCTTGAACATCTTGTTTCTGTCATATACCAAGCTCCTTAATCCAAACTCTTTAATCTAAACGGAATGAAAAGGTTGCCTAAATAGCTTCCACTCGCACCCGCGATAAATGGGTCTGCTAAAGCACCAGAGCCAACAACGGCTTTGTGCCAACCCAAGCCCTGAATACCCGGTTGCAAATTGCCGACAGCTCCTCCAAGAAGAGGATATGTTGGCGTGGCACGATAAACGCTAGGCGTACCATTGCTAACGAAAACAATCCAGTAAAGGCCTTTAGTTAATGCCTGGTCTATCACAGCTTCTACACCAGCAGCAGCATGAACTTCTACGAGTCCAGCGTCTACCACTAAAGCACCAGGATACAGGTTAGTCCCGTTTTCGTAGATGCCCAGCCTGGCAGTTGCCCTGATAGTGTAAGCTCCCGCACCGCCTGTGTCGCTGTAATTTGCGGTTAGCGTCAGGTGCGTGGCGTCCTCAACCGATTTAATTGTATGCCAGACAGCATCGGCATCAAGCTGAATCTTCCTGCCAACGTGGCCAGCGGCAAAGCTCGCTCCGCCAGCGCCTACTACCTGGTCAGAGCCGTTAGTAAAGGTGGCTGTGCCTGTGGTGTAGTCAGCCGTGGCGGCGGTAATTCTAAAGCCCAGCCTATCTATTGTCATATCTCTTGCCACAATAAACGGCATAGCATACAGCTGGTAAGCGGTTACTGCCGATGCTGATCCCGCTACTATGGGGAAAGGATTGAAGTAATAGCCGGTGCGCATTTCCTGCATCCACGAATGGATATGAGCGTCAAGGTCAGCGGCATGGTTTGCCAGGTCGTCGTCCGAATGATACTTATCTCCCATTGCTACACTCCTTTCCCTTCGTAGTCCACCTGATAGGTGGCGTGTCCGCTGCCGTCGATGACCTGCAAAAGCAGGCTGTGCCACTGTTTATCGTAGTGGAACTCAGCGACTTCGCCATGGGCCAGGGTGGTCTCGGCTACTAGCTCTTTGGCAATCCCACCATCATAGGCATAGCCTGACAGCTTGTATTTAAGGGACTCGCTGCCGTGGGTGTTCTCAAGCAGGATGGTCTTGCCGGAGAGCTCCGAGACGTTCCAATCGAGAGCGTCGGCATAGCCTGCGGCGGTTGTGCCAGTCTCAGAACCTTTGTCTATTTTCCACATATTACTGCCTCCTTATGCCCACTCTGGAGCGGTGGCGCCTGCGTTCATAGTTAAGACCTGTGCCGCCGTGCCTTTGGCCAGCCTGACAAAGCTGGTTCCGTCATGGTAGAGGATGTCGCCCGCTGCCAGGCTGTCTATCAACTCGACCGGTGCTAATTCCTGGTAATTGCCCTCTGAGTCAAAAATCTTAATCTTTCCCATGTTGTTCCTCCTTGTATTTAGTTTTCCCTATCCTCCTATCTCAGGGGGTATCCCTTCTCCATCCCGCCCTTTATTTGGCAAGGTAAAGGAAGGTGACCCTCATCCACCCGGCCCTTTATTTGGCAAGGTAGGGGAGGGAGAGGGTCGAATCCCCCCCTCCCCCTATAGTAAAGGAAGGTGACCCTCATCCACCCGGCCCTTTATTTGGCAAGGTGGAGGAGGTGTCCCTCATCCGCCCCGCCCTTTATTTGGCAAGGTGGAGGAGGTGCCTTACTGGTTGCCACGCTTCGCTCGCAATGACAACCTGGTAAGCAATACTACGTGCCAGCCAAATCAAGCTCTACGATCATGCCGCAGGCCAAGACCTGGCTATGCAGCTCGTCAGCATCGATGCCCACGATATAGCCTATGTCCTGAAGTCCCGTGCCATCCGGGGCATAGATGCCGGTATCGGCCACGGCTATCTGCTCTCCCTCGGTGGGCTTGTTGGCTGCGGTATGGGCGCACTCGACGATGGCCATGCCGTAAGCGGTTATGACCTCGCCCGATGCTCCGTCCTCGCCAGCGATAAGGACCGCGGGCTTGCCACTCTCGTTGGTGGCCTTCTTCCAACCTGTGCTGTATTTAATAGGGTCGCCAGCGACGACAGCGCCCGCTAGCGTGATCTTCATCGGGAGCATGCCTTCAAGCACCTTGCGGCTAGTTCCTTTATCTACAAAAGCCATAATTCATTCCTCCTTTTGCATTTAATCCTGGACTCCGATCAAGGCGGCTGCCTTAACTGCGGAGAATAGGGCCAGTGCTACATACCACTTAACCCGGGTGCGGTTGGCGTCCTTGGTCTCCAGAGAGCCAATCCTCTCGACCTGGAGCATCTCGGGGCTGGATAGTCCTACCAACGCTCCCTCTCCGAAGCTCAAGGCGTAGATGGTGGAATCAGCGTCACTGGTATAGCTATCCTCAAGACTGGCAGTGACGTTGTGGGTATCCAATACCCAATCGCTTACAGCGACGGGGATGCCGTTGTAGAGCTGCACGAAGTCTCCCAGCTTGCCCTCCCCTACTTCCAGGTTAGATCCCGCTGCCCGGGCCAGGCTTTGAAGCTTCCTGCGGCTTCTGCGGCTCATTAGCAGCAGATCGGGCTTGCCTCCCTTGATGGCGTCTATGAGCTCGTCAAGCTTGGTCAAGGTAAGGGTGGCTCCGGTAGCTGCCATAGCGATAAGCTGGTCGGATGCCGTGCCGGTATCGATGAGCTTGATAAGGCCGTCGAACTGCTTGGGGCTGGTGGTGTTGTTCCCGTAAAGGAACTGCTTCTCAAACTCGTGCCTCAAGGCCTTGGCCTTCTGCTCGATAACGGCTGCCTCGAGGTCCTGGATATTGGAGCGGGTGGACTTAAGGAAATTGTCCACGTCGGCGTCGCCTCCCATGATTTTCAAGGTAGCGGTGACCTTCTCAAACTCAGGGGTGGACTCTACCCAGGTGTCCCCTACGTCGTAGAAGTCCACGGTGGGCAAGGTCTTCTCCTGGGTATAGGACAAACCATTGCCCACGATTTGAATGAAGGGTAGCGACTGCAAGATGGGGCTATCCTTAACGATGGTCTCGATGATTCCCTGCAATAAGACATCATTCGAGAGTTTTTCTGCTTCTGCTAGTGTTAAAGCCATTTACTAACTTCCTCCTTTTGGCTGTATTCCAGCGGCGATCTTCTCCCGGGCCGTTAAGCCTTCGGTGTTGATAGCGCCCCTGGTTGGCGCCCCTGCTGGGACCTTGGTTTTGGCAGCCTCGGACTCCATGGCTGCCCTGACGGACTCCACGATGGCCTTGCCCTTCTCGATGGAGGCGTCTATCTCGGCGATAGTGGCCCCAGTGATGATTGCCTCGGGCACATTGGGATTGGCGGCCTTGGCCATGTCCAGGTAGTGCCCCAGGGCGCTGTCTCGGTCGTCTTTAAGGGCTGCGAGCTCAACGACCGAGGCTTCGAGCTCCTTCGTTTTGTCCGCTCCCAGGGTGACGGCTTCGCCGAAGTCCTTCTCAAGCTCAGCGATGCGCTCGTCCTTCCCTGCCAAGGTTTCCTCCAGGGCTGCCCTGGCCGTCTTCTCCTCCTCAAGCTGAGTGGCGACGGCGGCAAGCTCGTCGGCTGCCGAGGTGTCGTTCTGTGGCACTTTGGTTTCCTGAGTCTCTTTGATTTCGTCTTCCATAAGTTACTCCTTTGTATTCCTCTTGAGATTCTTCCCCTTCACTCCGTTCAGGGTCAGAATGACAAGAAGGGGTGAGTTATTATTCAGGCACTTCCATTTCCATTCAATCTACTTTCATCTTTGAACCCCCTTTCTCTCAATGAGCTTTAGCTCATTCCTCTCTCTCGCTCCGCATCTACCTTGCCAAATAAGGGGAGTGGATGGGAGGGCCTCCTGTTACTCCCCCCCCAACTAAGGGGATTGCCCACCTACCACCACTCCTTATCTGGCGAGGGACGTGCCCTAAACTCCTGATTCATTTCCAGGATTTTTGTTCTCTCCTCCAGCCACCTTCCGAACTCCTCGTCGGGGTCCTGGATGCCCATTTCATCCATCGCCGTCCTTCGGCTGTGGACTCCTGCCTGGACAAGAAGCTGCTCGTTCTGTGCCTGCCTGACGGCGTCCTGTGGCAATATCGGCCTCCAGACTACACGATGAGTGATGTCTTCGAAGCCTTCACCCATATACTTCTCAGCGAGCCTCAATATCACGTCTGCTCGCTGGTGGTAAGCGTTGGTTCTTATGGTTCGCTTCCGGGTGACTTTCTGAATTAAGCTGCCAAGCTCGATTTGCAGAGCTGCTCCCGATAGCTCCTTCTCGATGCCTCCGTAAGCTGCCCTGGGACACTCTGAGATGTCGTGAAGGGTGCGATATATGGTGTCTATGTAGTCGATATGCAGCCTGATTCCGCCTCCCTGTAGCAAGTCCAGCAAATAGGCCTTGGCGTCCTCGGGGATAGTCCATACCGCTCCTGGCTGGACTTTGATGTCCTCGGCTGAGCCGATGTTTTCCAGCACGGCAATAGGATTGCCCGATAGCTCCAATATGCGGGATAGCTGGGAGAGTGCTCGGTTTAGCTCCCTCTGTGGCTGGACCAGCGACGGTATGTCGGAGGTGCCCCAAAACTTCTTGGGCTCTCTGAGGTTGGGGAATAGAACAAAGGGGATGAAGCCGTAAGGGTTGGGCTTGGACTCCATGAGGTCGCTGTCCAGAAACAGGTCAAGCGTCTTGTCCGTCCAAACTTCGGTGATGACGGCTGACTTCTTGGTGATAGCTCTGTCATAAAGCAATAGAATCTCGTCCTGGCTGAGTGTGTAGCGTGAAGCCACTCTCCAAACCTTGGCCAGGTCGTCTCCCAGCCACCATGCGAATATACCGGAGACGTCTGGCGCGGTGATCCTGATGCGCTTCTCGTCCTGGTCCCAAATAACCTTATAACAGCCGTCGCCCAGGACGGCGGCGTCAATCTCGGTCTCCCAGTCGAGCTGTTGGAGATTGTTCTGCTCGTAAACCTGGCGGAGGATCTGCTCGGCCCTGTTGACCCTGGCTTTCGATTCCTCAGTGGCTTCGCCTTGCTCATGGCTTGCATAACAGGCGAAGGTGAGTCCCTGCATAAGATAGCTGGTGACTTTATCAATGGAAACCTTGGCATAGTTAAATACCAACTGGCGGTGACGTGAAGCGGTCTGCCACTGGCTGCCGTTGTAGAAGTCCAGGTTAGTTCGGTAAGTATTAAGCCTCTGGGTATCTATGCGGGCCAGTTGCGATGGATTAAATTCAGTCATCTCTTGTGGTTGTCCTTATGTCATTGTGAGCCCTTCGCTTCTTGTCATTCTGAGGGAGAGAAGCGACCGAAGAATCTCGCTCAGGGTAAACTCCGCGAAGCAATCTCGATGGCAGGGCATTTATATGGGATTGCTTCGGCATTTTGTGCCTCGCAACGACACGGTAGAGAAAGGTGCCTTGTAATGATACCTGCCTGTCATTGCGGTGAGCTGGAGCTCTGAGTGTAGCGAAGGGGAGATGCGGGAATCTCATTCCCTTGCCCCTTCCAGCACCTTCAGCCACCTCTGCGCTGTCCTGGGGCTCACCTCAAATATGCGGGCAATCTCCTTGATGCTCTTGCCTTCCTGGCGCAATTCCTTCAT